TAACCATAGATGTAATATTAACGTCGTATTCTGTATCTTTAATATTTACTCCTTCGATATAATATCCATTAACATCATTTTGTAAAATATAAATATTAGATTTAGTCTTGACTACTGTTTTATTTTGTATAAAAATAAATTTATTTGAATAAAAATATAGATATTGTTTATTAGTAATAATTTTAATGTATTTTATACCAATACTACTTCTTAATTCAAATGAATCATTGATACTAATCTCATTCAATAAATTCTTTTCATCATTAGTATATGGAACTAAAATATTAATTTTATTATCAGTATTATTAATCGATAAAATGGGTAAATTATAACTTCTATAGTAAATTTGATCGATTTTATCAATAGCAATATTATTATCAAATTTTATTAAATAACTATTTCCTAAAATTGTGGTTTTTTGTATTGTAAATTCATTATTTTGTTTAACTACTATATAATCTGTTGATTTTATGTTATAACTAGAATAAAATGTTAACTGATCAGAATAAATTCCAGGATTAGTTATTGTTATGTCTTCAGTAATTTTCTTACCATTTAGAAAATCTATTGAATATGTTCGATTTGGAATAATTTCATTACCTTTAAAATTTATTTTATATGGATATATTTCATTAGTTAATAACTTATATGTTGGTTTTAAATTAACAAAAATATTTGGATCATATTTACTTAAATTTGATATTATAAATTCTTTTAAATATGTAAAATTATTAAATATGTTATTAGAATAAATACCAGTAAGTCCAAATGTAATGTTATTATTGTAATTAATACTCGATAATATATTATTTATGTAGTCAATATTGTATTTTAAATCCATTTTATCAGAAAATTCTTTATTAAGCTTATTTATATTATTATCATTATAATGGTTTTCCCATATTTTATTAATTATGAATTTTAGAGGATTATTATAAAAATATTCTGGTGTATCAACAAAAGGTTTGTTAAAATAATTCATTAATTCAATTAACTGATTTCCTATTTCTACTAAATACCTACATAATTTATGAATAGATACTCCAAAATATCTAACATTAATATCATTATCTATTTTTTTATTAATCCAATTATTAATTTGAGTATTAATTTTATTATAAGATTCATTTGATCTATAAACTGTATTTTCATCTTGATCATATGTAAATTCATTTGTGATATAACTAGATACTTCTTTATCATACATATCAACATTTAAGTCATCGTTAAATAAAATATTTTTACCATCAAAAGTTACATTGAATTTCATATTTAAAAAAATATTAATATTTGTTTTAACATCAAAAAAGAAAGAAGGATTATATAACCAATTTGTTAAATTATTTAATATATATGGTTCAATTTCATTTTTCATTTTTAAGAAGTTTGTTTTAGATTTTGGATATTTATTAACATTTTCGATGAATTTACTTAATTTATTGTATTCATCTGATGTTAAATATTTAACAGTTTGATTCTTTGTAAATATTGATTTAATACCATCATAAGATAATTTTCCTTGATAACAAAAATCTGTAAGTTGATTAACTTTTTTTATTGAATTTAATAAAGACCAATTTTTCCATGGTTTTAAATAATTAAATACAGATAAATCATCAATATAACTATTAGCTAATAATTTAATTTTCATTTGTTTAACATCATTGAATAAAATGTTAGAATCAAAAATTAAGCTTGTATCAATTTTATTTTCTACATATAATTTAGATGTATAATAATTATTACTTATTTCTGTTTTATCATTATCAATAACATCTTTAACTGATATTGTTCTGTTATTTGGATTAATAAATTCTATCAATAAATTATTTTTATCAACATAATATGTTTGATTTGTTTGTAATGTAAATAAGTTTGTATTATCCAATGTTTTATAATAATATATTGGTTTTGATGAACTAATTTTTGATACAATCATATTTAATGTAAAATTTTCAACATCTAAAACATTAGAATTAATTATTTTCTCCAAAGATTTATCATTTAATAATTTAGTTGTTTTTAATTTCTTATTTTTTGTAGTACTAACTAAATAATTATCCAATTTAGTATAAATAATTTTAAGATCATTTGATAAATAATTATTAGAAATAAATGAATATTCTTGATTGTTATTTTCAACAGTTAATTTACAACTATTTATTAATTTTTCATCGGTATAAATATTTTGAAAAATTTGATTAATACCTTTACCTAATTCCTTAAATTTATATTTATACGTTATTGTATTATTAGTATTTATTATATCAGGTGTATCATACAATTTAATGTTATATTTTTGAATTATTTCAACTTGATTTTCATTAATTTCTACCAAATTTCTTGATTCTGTTATCAATAATGGTGAATAAGTAAATTCTTGATGATTATTTATTTTCATATTAAAAATCCTATTAACTATTGTATCATTGTCAGATGATGTAAATTCTGTATATATCTTTAACTTATTAGGATATACAATTTTGGCTAAATGTATATTTTCACCACCTTCTATTTTTTCAACTATTAAATGATATGACCCAATTAATGTATCAAAATTATCTATTCTTCCATCTGAATTAATTTGTTTATACTTGTAAAAATATATACTAGTATATCCATCTATTTTATTTATATTATTAATTTTTTCATTATATTCTATTGATTTACCATATTCAAATTTAATTGCATTGTAATTACGTATTTTCTCTATAAATATTAGTTCATCATTTTTAAGAATATATCTAATTACTTCTATTTGTTTATAAGTATTATTATAATCTACTGCATCATTTAATTCTTTGTAATTATCAATTTGTATTCCAAAATTATATTTGATCTTGAGTTGAGAATATAAATTAACATTATTTGGTTTTTTTGGTGAGAATACAATATTTATTTCTTGATCTTGTAACAATGTGTATGGTATATCATTTAATAAATAAAAAACAACTAATGGATCGTCATCGTAAGTTATAATAGACTTGATGTAATTATAAGTACCACTAATTTTAATAGGTTGTAAAAAATAAAAAATATTAGTATTAATTTTTAATTCATTTTTATTAAAATAAAATCTTTTAACTCCAAAAGATTCGTCATATTTTAATTTTAATTTACAAGGATAATTTTCATCAATATGATATTCACCTTTATTTGGTATATCAAATACATTTTCAAATTGTGACCAATAATCTGTTTCCCATATTCTTACTTTTCTAAAACCAGGTAAAAAGGTACTATCGACATTAATTTTATTATTTCTTACAACATATATATTATTATCTAATGAAAATATTTTTCCATATTGATTTGTTTTAATATATTGATTTTCAAAGTATGGTATTCCTAGATAAGATGTTAATTTATAGTATTTGTTTACTTTTATTATTCTAACTTCTATATTTAATTCACCATTTTCATTTGCATAATAATTTATGTTTTTAATACTATAATATCCATATACAGGGGTCCATTTTAGAGACGAAGATCCAACATATAATCTATTATTTGAAATTAAATAAGTTCCAATGACAACAGGATCGGATAATTTATATTCATACCATATGTTAGATGAATTTTTTATAATTCCTTTATACAATTTATTGTCTTCATAAATATAGGTATCAATAATAACAGGATTATTTATAGTTAAATCATTATTAGCAATATATTTATATGAAATTTCATATAATAAAGTCCATCCATTTGAAGTTCCAATGAATAATTTGTTATCAGAAATTAAATATGTATTTTTTACAACTTGATCAGTTAATTTGTATTCATACCATATAAAATTATTTGATGAGTCTTCAATACCCTTGTATAATTTATTATTTTCATAAATATATTTATTCAACTCAACTGAATCTGATGTTTTTATTTGATTATTAACTTTTATATATAATATATCATGTACATAACCCATATCATAGTCTATTAGATAATTTTCATATTTATTTAATGTTCCATCTATTTCAGCATAATAATCTTCATCATTAATATTATAATTACCATTAACTATTTTCCATTCTGTTTTTGTACCAATAAATAATTTATTATTTGATATCAAGTAAATTCCTTCAACTACTGGATCTAAAATACTAGTTAAATTATTATTTGTAATTTTTGGAATAATATAATCGAATATAATAGATTGATTATCAGGAATTGTTTCAGATAAAATATTACCATTTGAATCAAAGTTAATATATTTATTCTTAAATGGTTGATAAGGTAATCTAAAATTCATAATTGAATTATCATTTTCATACAAGTCTTTATCCAAAATTATTTCACCATCTTTAATATCTATAATTTCATAAATAATTAGATAATAATCATCGATAATTTTATCCAAAACTTTTAATTTCACAAAATTATCTAGTTGATATAATTTATTTTGATTATGTAATAATTTTATATTTAAATATGATTCATTTAAAATATTAATATCTTTTTCATATTCTAACCATCCACCATTTTTAATAAATACTTTTGACATTGTATTTGAATAATAAAATTCACCATATGAATCATCATTATAACCACTTTGTGATTTATATGTGTTTATATCATCATAACTAAAATCTGGTATAACCTTATTATTTTTACTTAAATAATTACCAATAGTATAATATCCATAATAGTTATATATTAAATCTTTACCTGTTCTTATTAATTTTAAATCATAATTATTGGTAAATATATTTAAACCTTCAACATAAAAATAATTATCATCTATTATAATAATTTCACCCATTTCGAGATACAATTTATCACAATAATTTATTGAATATAAAGTATCGTCTTTTAATGATGATGGATATATTTTAATGTAATTACTTACAAACTGTGGTAAACTAGTTGTATAATAAATTGATAATGAATTTTTATTTAAATATGATGTATAATCATCTAATTCAGATTTTAAAAATACTGTTACAGTTTTTAATTCCTTATCATTATTCCAAAATAAAATATAAACCATAATTTTATCATATAAATTTTTGTATTCAGTTGTTTGTATATTTTTTAAAACATTTACACTTAGTTTTTCAATAATAGGTTTATTATTACTAATATAATTATAATCTAATTTTTTAACCTTATATTTTAAATTTTTATTTTCATGTCTGGTATCCAAATAATATTTGAATGCTATTTCTTTCTCTAAAGTCTCTTCTTTTAATAATAAATTATCATTAGCTTGATAAAATATGTCAGGATAAGATCCTATTAATATGTGATTTTTACCAAAGTTATTTATAGATTGATCACTATATGGTTGAGATATACCAGTTTTTGGGTCATTAATTGAATTAACATTAATGTTTAAATATTCTTCAATTAAATTTATTGATTTTGTAAAAAATGTCCAAAATATTATAATATTTGTATAATCAGTTGATATGTTTTTTAATTCTAGTTTCCAAAAATGAAAGAAATTAACTTGATTGTTAACTTTATCATTATAAATATCATAACCAGATTTTATCTTTAAAAATTTTGTAGTTTGATTAAATTCTAAATACGGTGATAATGATTTTATTTCATAACCTTCATAAGCATCCATAATTTTACCTATAATTAAATCATCATTAATTGTTATTTTTGTATCATTTACTTTTGTAATAATGATTTTATCGTAATTAATTGGAATGAGTGAATTATCATATTTAGTACCAGATACATCATTTGGATCTATAATACTATAATCATCAGATTCATCTATATTAAAATAAATTTTGAGATTTGGAAAAATTACTGTTTCTTTTTTTTTTAAAAATATCGGATATTTTAAAAATAATGTTGAATCTAACTTGGATCTTAAAAATAAATTAACCAAAAATAAATTATCACCTTCAAGACCTAATGAAATTTCATTTAAATATTTAATATCATAAATTGTTTTTAAATAAGAAGAGTTATATGTCATACCATTATATAATTCTATTTTACTTTCTAGAACATTTAAACTATTTTTTATTTGATTAATAAAACCATAAGGATCTATATTAAAATATTTATCATTATAATCAGGTAAATTTGATATTATTTTAAAATTTCCTTCATATTTTTGTATCCATTCATTATCTTTATATTCCCATAATTGATTTTGAAAAATGTAATATATATCTTGATTAGGTGGTGCATCATCGATTGATGTAATACTATTTGCAGTGATTTTTGTAAATTGGTTCAAGTATATTTCTACATTCTTATTGTTATAATCCTGATTATCTGATTTAATTAAAAAATTTCCATTAGGTACAATTTGCCATTTAGAATCTTTTTTTTGATATAAATTATTATAATCAATAATATAGTCATTATTAATACCAGAATCATCATTAGTTGATGTTCCTTTATTTGCAGTAATTTTTATCACATCTAAATATAATTCTTTGTTTACAAAGTTTTCTTTTAAAATTATTGTGTCGTAAATTTTTACTAATTGTTTAAAATTTGTATTAAATATATCATTATTTATTATAAATATTTCACTAATATTAATGTTTTGATTTTGTGGTGCCTTCAAATAATATTGAATATCAATATCTAAAGGGGTTATAGAAACACCCGATTCATAATAATAAATATAACTATTACCATTATATTTTATTAAATAGTATGAATAATTTTGTAAATAATTACCTAAATTAGTTATTTCACCATTTTGATTTATTAAAATATTTGTTATTTCATTTTCACTATTTTTATTTTTATGTATAACACAAGGTAAATTTTTTAATGGTAAAATCCAGATGTTATAATTAGCACATGGTATTTGTTTATTCTTAATTTCATTTACTTTTAACATAAAATGTCTTTTTGTTAATATATTGGTATCAATTAATAAAATCCAATTATCATAATCAATATCTTTTAATTTTTTAGAAAAATCATAATCTTGATAATATGAATAAACTACTGAATTTTTTATAGACATTGGTGTTAATAAATCTCTAGTAACCATGTTTTGACCAGGTTTAATTAATTGGTTTGAAACAATATTAATTTTACCATCTACTATTTTAACATATTTATCATTATAATTTGAATTATTTGATGATAATAAATAAAAATCTGATTTAACTTTAACCAATTGAGATCCAATTTTTTGATATAATAAATTATTATCAATCACATATGCATTTTCAGTAACTGATTCTGTTATATTATTAGCAGTTATTTTATTAAAATTATTAACAACATTTATACTTCCATCTACATTGATATTAACAAATTTATTATTCCAAAAATTAATATTAGATTGAAATTTGTAATAACCTCCTAATATTAATTTCCAACTATTATTTAATCCAATATAAAGTTTATTATCAAAAATTATGTAACTATTTAATGTAACATTACTATTCCAAATATTTCCTTCATTTGCAGTAATTGAAATAAAATCTATTTTCTTATATTTACTGTCATATAGTATTAAACTGTTATGTACTTGATTTAATAAACCACTTGATCCAATCAAATAAAATCGATTATTATAATTGTTATTAGTTGATTCTATTTTAAATAATCCATTAATTTTTTTTGACCATACACCTGTAAATTCCCATAACTGATTTTGATAAATATAATATCCATTTACTTGACCAGGAGGTGGATCAATAACCGAGCTAATTTCTTCAACTGTAATTTCTGCAAAATCTGGTAAATTAATTTGTACTTTTGTATTATTAAAATCTAAGTTATCTGATTTAATTATAAAACTACCATTTGTTATTAATTCCCATTTTGAATTAATTTTTTTAAACAAGTTATTATTGTCAAGTATATATTCATTATCTGATCCAATATTATTATTTGTTGAATCTCCATTATTAGCAATAATTTTATTAAAATCATTTTTATAATAATATTGAACTGAATTTTTAATAATTTGATCTTCAGCTAATATTGAACAATATTTATTATTAAATGAAATATTATCTGATTCAATTTTATAGTTTCCAGATGAAATTACACTCCAATCATAATTGTTACTATTTTTAATACTCTTATATAATTTATTATCATTTAAAATATATTTATTCTCCTCAGCTATAGAATCTAAAGATCCATCATTGGCAGTTATTTTATCAAAATCATCAAAATTATTAGAACTAATAAACATAAATATTTTATTAAATAAAAATGATTGATTTAAAGTATCTAAATTTACATTAGTATAAGCTGGATTTGACTTGTATGTATATTCTGGAGCTGATGTTTTTATAATTTCATTAGAAGAATAATATTTATTACCAAACTTGAAATAATCAAAATCAAAAGTATTTATTTTACTTTCAAAATTATAATATTTAAATTCTTCAACCGTAATATTTTTAATCAATTGACTCTTCAAGTTATCAGAATAAAATAATTGATTGAAATCAGCTTCAATTTTATTTGGACTTATAATATATAAGAATCCTTGATTAGTTTTATTTTCTAAAACACCATTGTAATAATTATTATTAATGTAAAATAAACATTCAATATTAATATCTTCTTGTATTCCCCAATAAAAATTACCATCATCTTGTATTAAAATAACACGATCTTTATAATTTGGATTATTACTATTAGTGATTGTTAAATTAGTTTTTTTAGTACTAAAAATCCAATTAGTACCATCAGAATAATAAATTTTATTGTCTGTTAAATTATGAAAATAATTATTTTGATTTTCTGTAGCATCAGGTAAATCATTTTCTACATTTAATGTTATTTCTTGATAAGTATCCCAGCTAATATTAAATTTATAATAATATCCTACATTGCTATCTAGTTCTATCAATAAATCTGAATCACCAAATTTAAGTTCATATGGATTAGAACAATATAATGAAGACACTAATAGTTTATTTTCTTTATCATTTTTACCTAAATAATATCTTCCTAATGTATTATCAGCTGTACCAAAATATATTTTTTTATCATCTAATTGAAAATATTTTGTACCATTTGAAACAATATATTTATCATCTAAATTAACTTCACTATTATTATCAATATGACACAATCCTAAATAATTAAATTTATCTATTTTATATTCATTTCTATTTTCAAATTTAAATTTAGAATCATAAAAATTATTTTCCAAAATATTTTCATTAAATTCTTTTGTTGTAGTTGTAATTGTTTTATCGCTTGTTATACTAAAATTATTAATTGTTGTTGAATTATTGGTTTTAATATTAATTTTTGATATATTGGTTTTTTCAATAATTGGATGTAACAAATTTATTTGATTATCAGTGTTATTATATTCATAAAAATTATCATATTTATGTTGGGTTATTTCATCAGATGATAAAAACTGTTCTTGATAATTGTTAGAATCTGATATGTTTAAATAATCTGAATTTTTATTGACGTAATCTATATGTCCTTTGAAAAAAGAACTTACATTATTTAAATATTCTTTCAAATTTACTGATATTTTTTTAGTTGCATTATAATATTGATAAACTGGTGATAAAACTTTAAATTTAGTTAAATTAACATCACTATCGTAAATGTTCAATTTTATGTAATTAATATCTTTGACTTCATTATTTTTTAATTCAAGTGCATAGTGTGAATATTTTAAATAATCTAAATTTGAATATGATAACAAGTCAATATTATACATTTTATTAGTAAATGCATCAGATATCTTATTGATATCTTTTAAATTAAGTAATATTTTTTTAGTTGTAGAACCAAATAAATTATCATAATCTAAAATTGTCTTAATACTAGTAAATTCATTGTTAATATTATCAATTAAATCAATTAATAATTTAAATTCTGGATTTGCAATAATCATATCATTGAATTTTTCTATTATTTGATCAATTAAAATATATGAATAATTATTTGAATTCAAAAAAATATTCGAAATATTAAATTCATCAAATGAAGGATTAAATGATTTTTGAATTATTTGTTCTTCTAATGCATCAACAATTAACTTATTTTTTAAATCTACTGAATAATATTTTGAATTATTCTTATTAAAAAACTGCTGAGAAGACAATGGTATTATATATGAAGAATCTTTATTATCTACAGTAATTATTGATGATGAATTAATTTTAAATGGTATATTGTAAAAATAAGCATTTGTTGTCTGTAAAGATTGTTTTAAATTGTCTAAATTATTGAAAATATCAGGACCTTTATCATTTATTAACATTATGAATGGTTTATTAAATAGATAATCATTTAAATCAGAAATATTTTTTTCATTAGCAAATGTTAAATCAGTTGAATGAGAAATAAATGAATGCAAATTTGGAGTTATTTCTGTATTTAATACTTTCAAAATATTATAATTATTCATTTTACTATTTGTATTAGGAATTAGAATAGTTAGTTTTTCATCTAAAATATTATCAATAAATTCATAAGAATCTAATTTTATTAGTTCCAATTTAGTTAATAAGAAAAAATTATTTTGATTTACTTTGGTTCTATAAATATTTACATGTGTAACATTTGGATCATTAGAAACTGGTATTTGAATTTTTACTCTTCCTGTTGATGTCAACCAAGATAAATTATTTGGTACACTAACATTAATAATTGTTTCACTTCCTTTAATAGATTCTTCTTTATCGTTAGAAAATGTAATTGTATATTTATAGGTACCTTGATTTAAATTATATATTCCATTATCAACATATAAACTCTGCCAATCTGGATATTCATCTTTCAAAACTAATTGTCTTGTAAATTTATTAATTAAATGTGTGTTAATTGGTTGTGTTATTCTTAGTTTAATATTTTGATATTCATTTACTAATTGATCATCATTTTTTTTATCAATATATGAGTTGTCTTCTTTTTCAATTAAAGTATCTAAATGATAAAAAGTATTTTCATTTTTTCTGGTTCTATAAATTTTCCAACTATTAAATGTTTTATCAAATATTGGAGAAAATTCACTAACCTTTATTTCATCATTATTATTTACAATTATTTCGATTATATCAGATGATATTGATTCTTGTTGTGTAATAGTATTGTAAAAACTAATTCTGTATTTATACAAACCATTTTCTATAGTATTTGATTCAATATAACTTAATTTAAAAGCAGGAGATTTAAAAGGAACATCTTTCTGATTAGGAACTAATTTAATATTTTCTTGATATGTTTTACTATTTACTAACCAATAAAGATAATTTTTATCATATAATTCATTATTTATTACAATTGAACTAGTTGAATCCATAGTATAATTATTAGATTCAATTAACTTGAATTTGGATTTAACTTTATTGAAATTAATTACTTCTATGTAAATATCCAAAATATTATCATAATTTTTTGGTAAAATAACATTATTACCACTTAAATCTTTAACAATAAAAAATTTATCGTTTTTAACCAAATTTATAATTTGTTTTGAAACTTGACTATTATTTTCAGAAATATTAATATATTTAATTGATGAATCAATATTATAGTCAACCCCAAGTTTATCATCAGTAATATCATCTATAAAAATTGTATTTTCATTATTATTAATTTCTTTTAATAAATAAAATTTATCACCATTTACTTTAGTTCTGTAAATTCTTCGCCCTATTACATTTAAATTAAGTGATATTGGAATTTCTTCTAACTTTATTAGCTTATTATTTTCAGTAACTGTAATTTTTACACTTTCTCCTAATAATGATTCTTCAGTTGAATTATAAAATGTTATTCTGTAAATATATGTACCAATGTCTAGACTATAATTTGTTTTTGAATCTTCAACACTAGATTTTAAATAAATAGGAGGATTGATTTTATTATTTGGATCAATGTAATTAATTGTTAAAATTTTAAGATTGTTTTTATTATCTACAGAATTATCAATCGAAACTTCAGATCCTGATTCTTCAATATTTAATAGTCTTATTTTATTATTATTATATTTTGATAATAAATAATATTTTTTTACTTCAATATTTGGATAATTTATTGTTTCATTACTAAAACAAACAACAGGAATAAATGTTTCATAATTTACTTCCATTATTATAACTAAATTGTTTAATGATATATTTTTTAAATTCAAATACTCTGTTAAATATATTTGTTCAGTAATTACCTTAACATCACTAAATACAAGATATAAACTATTAAAATTTTTTTCATTATTCATTATTTTATATTCTAATGAAGACCATGATAATTGTAAATTATCATAAAATAATTTAATTTGACTATTTTCATCATAAAAATTATCATATCTCAAGTATAATTTATTGGTTGATAATTCTAATCTAATTTTCTTATAATTATTTTTATCATAGTTATCAGTAGGTTCCATCAAATATTGATTATTATTATTTTCATCATATTGGTCAACTAAATATTGTTAAGTGTATTTGTTTGAAATATTTAATTTAACAAAATTATTATTTGAATTAATATTTGTAAAATCTGTTGTATTTAATGTATGTAAATTTATGTAATTAATATTTTCTTTCAATTTTAAAAAATCATTAATGTTATAATTTAATGTTCCTATCCAACTATTTTTATAAAACATTTCATAAAATGAATTTGAAAACTCTTTGTAATTATATAAATTAGTCATATTCATAGAATAAAAAAAAGTTAATAATCTTGAACCTCCATAATTAGTTAAACCTTCATTTTTATTTCCAAATGAAATAAAATCTAAATATCTTTTGTACAATCTATTTATGACACAATTTTTCCATAAAACAACCATAGATTTTAAACCACGATCTAAATTTAAAAAATTAAATAAAACCTTTGATAATTCTTCAGCAACAACTCCATAAATATTTTGAATATCAACTGGAGATAAATTTTTATTTTCATTTTGACTTAATTTATTTTGATCTGATAATAAATTTGGATAGTTAATTAATTCTTTTTTGATTAATTCATCATAATTATTTTGCAAATAAAATTGTTCTACACAATTATCAGGATACTTGTTATTAATGTATCCATTATTAAAATTTAGTTGATAATCTGGAATCATTAAAAATCTATCCATAAATATTTTCAAAGCAGTATAAATATTTTTTATTTTTAATTTACCATAAACTTCTATTTGATTAAAAGTTTTCTTAAAATTATTTTTATTTTTTTCTTCTATTTTAAAATAATTATTTATTAAAATATCATATAATGGATTTTTTATTGATGTTATTCCTAATGTTTCATTTAATAATTTATTAATATTTTCTTTCCATTCATTTTTAATATTAGAATCTTTCAAATCAACATTTAAATTTGGTAAATTTTCTTGATCAATCTCATATTTATTCCAAAAAGTATAAAGTTCTGATGATGAATATAATAATTTTAATACAGTTAAAATCAACAAGGAATTGTATGATTCAATATTTTTCTTATAATCATTAAAATCATATAAATTATCTTGACAATATTTTTTTGCAATATCAATATCAAAATTTAAATTATTAGTAATATCAGAATTTAAATGTTCAAAATATCTTTCAGTTTCTGTTTTAATTATTATTTCTTCTGATGAAATATTTGATGAAAAATCAAAGTAATTCTGGTTTTTGTAATAATTATTTTTTAAATAATAAATATCAAATATTCTATTTTTTAAAAATAAATTTAATTTATTGTAATAACTTTTGATTGTAATTAATTGATTTAACATGTTGATATCATCAGTTTTACTAACCCAATCTATCCAAAATTGTTCAAAAAAATTAGAACAAACACGTAGAATACTAATTATTGATGATTTATCATTATCTTCTATTTGATAATTAGTTACATATTGATTTAATTGATAAGTGTATATATATTCAGGAAGTAAATATGGTACAATTTCAATAGATTCAATTAATGATTTAAATGATGTAAAAGATGATAATTTAAATAAATCTTCAGGTACAATGTACCAAGAATCATTATTTTCCAAATAATAAATCAAACAATTAGAATTCATAAAAGTTAATGATAATTGATTAATTTTATATCCTTCATCTACTTTAGTCTGTTTTGTTGTTTTCTTAATAATATCAAAATATGGTATTTCTATTCTGAATATTTGATTATATAGAAGATCACCATTTCTTTCAACAATCTTTGATGATTCTCTATCAAAATTAATTGTTCCAATATTTCTTTCTTGTTGGCATAATGAAAAATTTGTATGCTGTCTATATACTGTTTTAAAAAAAGTAATTTCTGGATTTCCAATAATTGGTGAATCTTGGATACCAGTAGTTACTAATTGAATTAATCCTCCAGTCATTATTAGTTGAAAATAGAAAATATTCTTTAATTATATTTAATAAAATTTTATCAAATATATATATAGTAATGAGTGATTATTCTCTTAAATTAATATTACTCCAAAACTGTGGTTACTCTATGGCAGCAAATGAATTAATACAATCACATAAAATACCTTCACAGACTCATTGGATATCTCAAACTGAAAAAGAACAGTATGTTAATGATAAAATACAAACTTTTCCACAAATATATTTAAATAAATTTAATTCAAAGGGTAATTTATTATTAGGCGGTTATACAGATCTTAAATCATTTCTGGATACTTTTAAAGGATCTAAATTATCTGATTCAAATATAAATCAATTTATGAATAAGTATAAATGGTCTAAAAAATCAACACTCAGATTAATTCAATTGATAAATCTAATTTAAAAATATTTTACCATTCTTAAATATCCCAACTGGTTTTGAATTTAAATCATATACTAAACCTTTTTCTTTTGCTTCATAATAATACTGCTTTCCACCGAAATAAATCTTATCAAGTAAATCTTCTTCCTCAATTTCGTTCCCTTTAAATGATTCTTCTTCAGATAAATTATTATATTCTTTAGATTTTAAATATTTATTTTTAACTACATTAAAATCTAAACCTTCACCATTACAAACTGCCATTAACAATTTAACTTTTTCTTCAGATACATTTTTTTGATACTCTAATTTAATTTTTTTCATTTGTTGTTGAATTTTTGTATCAAGATCAGTTATTGATTCAACGAAAATATTGTGAATTTCTTTTAATTCCTTTAGTTTTCTCATTGAATATATTTTCTTAAAAGAAGATACTAATATTTCAATTTTTTATTAGTTTGGGTTTTGAGAATGAATCCAACAATACTTTTCTTTCTCTAAGGTTATATTCATATATTCTGCATTTCTCGGACAAATTATGCATTTCTCGTTTATTTTCACTGGTATCAGAATATTTTTGAAATGTTCGATATTCACTGGATTTTTGTTTATTAGTGATTCTAAAATTTGAATCTTGTTTTCTACTACATTCTTCTCTAATGTAGTATTTGTTATTTGTTCCTGTGTTATTTGATCTAATAGTATCTGTATATTTGAAATTATTATATTTTTTCTCGGTATTATCATTAATATCATAACTAGATTTATTTTTAATTATTTTATTCAATTTTTCTTTTTTAATATCATCTTCTAAATTTAAGTTTCTATTTTCATTTATTTTAGTTTTAGATTGATCTACAATTAAATTATTTTTCCAATAAGAATCTATGTACTTACTATCTGAATAATTTTTATCTACATTTAACATATAATTAATATACTATGTATTTAACATAATAATATTATAAATCAATTTTTATTGGTAAAATTTAGTAAGTAATACAATTACAATAAAAATACCGGTTGCAAATATCAAGTAATTTTTAGTTTTTCTTTGGTGAATTTCTTCTTTAGCATAATTATTAAAAATAAAATTTTTTATGACTTCTTTTGAATTTTCGTTTTCACTATTTAAAAGTGGATTCAATTTATAGTTAAAATATCCAACAATTTTTTTGGTAGTATCATCAGATTTTTCTTTACATAAAATATCATAAATTTGAACCCAAGATAAATTTAGTTTATTTTTTTGAAAATCTGATAAAATTAATTTACCATATAACTTAATATCCCTAGTAAATGGAATACCCAAATAAAAATCTTCACATTTTAATTTATTTGGTAAATCTACTTCCAAATTAGGACATACTCGAGATTTTAATATATTAATATTTAATTTAAATAATCCTAAAAAATCAATCAAACTAGTTACTATTTTATTTGCATTCTGTTTTTTAAGTATTTTCATATGAATGTCATCAACATAAATAGACATTATAAAATCTTCATAATTTTTATAATTGTATCTTGTAAACCATCGATATAATATTTCTTCTAATACCAAAGTAAAAACTAAATTAGAACTAGGTAATCCTGTTGGTATTCCTTTTGAAATACTAATTAAATTATTATTGTAATAAAGCTTTCTATTTTTCATAATAGTCATATATTGATCTACTAGATCTTGTGCTTTTTCTGATGATGTTTTTCTGCATAAATTACTATATAATAGTTTTTCTAATATATCCCATTCAAGAGAATCAAATGCTTTAGAAATATCTAATAATACAACCGATTCGATAGATTTGGTATTTTCTACAGCTGTCTCTATTATCGAACCATTAAATGCTTTCACCAAATTTGCTTTATAAATATTTTTATCTGGTAGATTAGTGCCACAACTATTAATCAAATCAATACACCATAAACGATCAATAATTTTAATTACATTGTGATGATTCACTAAATATCTAAAATTTTCTGGTTTTGTCACATCTCCCGATTTATATTTAGGAAATATTGTACATCTAGAAATATCTTTCATTATATTTCTTCTATTAAAATCATCGGAAACCTTAAAATTATAAACTTGATTTATTTCATTATCTGTTACAGATTTTACAATCAAATTTACCTCTTTTTCTAATCCAATATTTTTATAAGCTCTAAAACCTATTTCACGAATTTTGTTCAAGTTTTCTCTAACATTCTTTTTAAAGATTTTTTTATTTTCTACACTTATTTCATTTAATTCTAATTCATTTAACTCAGAGTTTTCAGTTACTTGTTCAGTTACTTGTTCAGTTACTTGTTCAGTTACTTGTTCAGTT